GAAAGTCCAACTGAATTTATGGAGAGTATTGTTGCCAACTTGCTCTGCTCCATTGTAGGTATAATTGTAAAGGTCTGTGTTTTGCAGGATTTTCTTTCCGGTACCTGCAGAACCGATTAAGCGTTTTGGCATAAAAACACTTCCTTTCATGATTATTGTATTCGTTTGAGTGCGTTGTATACACTCGGTTACTGTGTCGGCTCGACTATTACAGAAGTTCCGTTAACTGAAACACCAATCATATCTCGATTAAAGGTGATGATATCGTAGGATACACCGATAATGGCATTGCCGCCCTTTTCGGTAGATTCTGCAATCATATTATTCAGAGCAAGGGTCTTGGCTTTCTTTATTTTATCGGAGTATTCGGTAGATTGAACACCGAAAATATCTGATAAGCTGGCTTCTAAGTTGGAGAAATATCCTGTGCCTATTACGATTTCTCCGGAAACAAGACCAATGTATTTTGTGATATGAAAAGCTTCAAATGAAAAGCCGGTGGTTAGTAGATGGTTGTTATAGCGGTTTTCCTTTTCGGCAGAGAGGAATTCTTTTTCCTGCTGTACCAAAGCTTTCCGCTGTTCCTCTGCCTCGGCTGCTTTCTGTGCTTGCTCTGCTTCGTGGATCCTCTTAGATTCGCTGACAGGAGCACCGCAGTTGAAGCATACCTCATTGAGAAACATTTCTTCTGTAAGTTCGTGGCCACATTTTGAACAAAGCATAATGTTTATTACCTATTGCCCTTTCTTCCTTCGTCATTATGTGGAGGATACTAATTTGCGACTGCATATTCTGTCTGGGACTTATATTTTTGTTCCATCAGGAAAAATGAAATTAAATTCAAATTCTCCGCCGAGAGCTACTGCTATTTTGTCCAGTTCTTCCGGAGAGAAAGTTTCTCTTTTGAGTTTTTGGTTAAAGTTAGATGGTGTCATATCAATAGCTCTTGCAAGGGCGGCTTGGCTCATCCCTTTATAAGCAACAGCCATGTTGATTTTCTGAGCCATTGTCATAGTAATTCGCCTCCTTCAATTGGTTTCGTAACACTATTATACATTATAAAATGTAAAATGTAAAGCATTTTCTAAATGATGATAAGCAATCAGTAAAAAATATTTAGAAAATAATTTATAAAATGCTTGACAACATTAAGCAAATACTGTATATTATAAATAGAAACAAACACAAAGCAACAAAACAGGTCAAGCGAAGGTAGACGGGAGTACCGAAAGGGAAAGCAAGAATACAACGTAACACCGGGAAACAGGATAAGAGAGATTGAGATGCACTGAGTAGAACGCTAGATGTTTAAAGCCTGCCGGGGGTTGACCTACAAAATAAGGAGGTACCGCAATGGGAGAAAGAGCATTAGAGAACCGCATTAAGAAGCTGAAAGCATTGGAAGAACAGAAGAAAGCACTGGAGACACAGATTGAGGGTCTGCAGGAAGAAATCAAAAAGGATATGGAGAGCAAGGGAACCGAGGAAATGAAGGTTGGTATCTTCATCATCAGATTTACCAGCGTACTTTCCAACAGATTTGATACCAAAGGTTTCAAAGAGAAGCACTCCGAACTTTATAAGGAGTATACAAAGCAGGTAGCAAGCAGAAGATTTACAATTTCATAAAAAAGAGCCTCTGGGAGAGCCGCAAACTCTTCCGGAGGCAGATAACCAGGTAACCACTCAAAGAAACCGGTCACTGCTGATTATAACATGGCAGTGGTCCGGTGGCAACAGAAAGGATTGAAAAAAATTATGACACCGGAAGAAATCATCTACAACGGGTATATCGCAGAATATGACGATATCGACACAGAGGAAACGAGAGAAGCGGCGGACAGCTTTCAGCTGATCATTGAAAGCCTACTGCCGGATAATCCAAAATTGCAGGATGTTCTCTTTACAGAGGGATTGCATCTCGCAGAAATGAGCCAAAAACAGGGATTTATTGCAGGGTTTACATTCGCACTCGAAATGTTCGGCACCGGCCGGATGAATATCAAGGACAAGGGGGTACAGAAAAATGCATAGTGAAGCAGTCACAGTAGCTGCTCCTGTAGGAGTAATTGATTTCAATACATATCTTGGGAACAGGAGCAAGAAAGCACAGCTGGAGAGCTGGTTGGAAGAAAAGATGAAAGAGGAACTGAGAACGGATGATGTTTCGTTCCTCATGGACAATCCTTATACACGCATTAGTACCAAGTTTGATGCCCTTAGTCATAGCAGACAGAAAGAAATGCTGGAATACACAAGAGAGAATATTATGGTGCAGAGAGAAAGCTTGCATAGCCAACTGTGGACCGTAATGGAGAGCGTAAAAGGTCAAGAGGGAGCTTTGGCAGCTATGGAGGCACTTTTAGATAAAATATTGTTGAAGGAACAGGTATTTGCCTCAACTGGAGGAGTTTAGCTGAAACAGAGAACAGTTGATAACATTTGAATACACTTGCATACAAATGTATGCAGAAATGGAGGTACAGAACATTGGAGCAGGAAACAGTACAGAAACTTAGATCAGCAGAGGCAAAGAGAGATTTGGTTGGAGCAATCCACAATTCAGAATTATATGAGTTGCTGGGTTTTCATAATAAAGCGTCAGCCGCAGAGCAGGAAACATGGGATATTCTGATGAAAGGTCTCGAACAGGCAGCAGGCGAAAGGGCAAATAAGGTGTCCGAGCTTGTCATCAATTACGGAAACGAGAGAGAGGAAACAGGCTTTAGAATAGGCTTTCACATGGCAATGCGTTTGTGCATGGAGGGATTGAACGGAGGTGTTTGTTGATGAAAAAGGTTGACGCAGTAGCAGTATCAGGAATACAGGAGAGAGTGGCAAATGCCGCCTCTCTTGCAAGTGTAATATCATCTGCAGTATATGAGGGAGATTCCCTTATGGAAGATATCGGAGCATCCTGCATGGTGCTGTTTGATTACATAGACAGGACAGCGGACATCATAGACGGATTGTTGGAGCGTGATAGTGACAGCGGCACTCCGGGAACAGAGAGCAGGTGATGAGGCATGGAAAAGAAATTTGTAAAGGCAGAGGATATCGCCGAGGACTTGGGTATTGATATCAAGGCGGCCAGACAACTCATTGGGAAAATCGGCAACAGGATAGAGCTGAATGGAGGATATTATGCTAAAGGTGTGGTACCAGTTTCTTTCTACAATGAGTGGAAAAATACCGGCTTTGTATCAGAGGATGGGAAATGGGTGGAGAAAATGCCTATAACAGAAAAACGGTTGATGAGTCTTGAAGAATTTTGCGACTATGCCGGCGGTATCGGAATGAGTACTGCAAGAAAGTATATCCGGAAAATAGGAGTAGAGGTACGAATTGGAGGCAGAAGTTTGGTTGACCGGGTAAAGTTCGACCGCTGGTGTGATGAACACTCATCATCTGATATATAAAGCAGGAAAGGAAGTGGCATTATGAATGAAACACAAATGGTTGTGCCTCAGATAACAGAATATTTGGGAAAGAGGGTGCTGACCACAGCTCAGATGGCAGAGTGTTATGGAGTAAACAGAAAAATCATAGTAAAGAACTTTGAGAGGAACAGAGATAAATATGTGGATGGAGTGCATTTCCTCTGTTTGGAGGGGGAAGAGAAAAGGGAGTTCCTCAACCGGCGACAAAATGACGCCGGTTCAAAAAATGCAGGAAAACTCTACCTTTGGAGCGAGAGAGGTGTATTGCTCCATGCAAAATCTCTGAATTCGGACAAGGCATGGGCGGTATATGAGAGGCTTGTAGACTTTTATTTTCACACTCGGCAAAAGTCCTCTTTTGACAGTTCCAATCTCCCAGAGGATAAGATACTTGCAAGCGAGTTGTATTCCTATCTTGGATTGAGCAGGGGAAATTACTGGCAATGGGTAGAGCGTAACATCACCCAGAACCGATTTGCAGTAGAGGACCTTGATTACAGATACATAGGTGGGAATGATTTCATACTTTCGCGGTCTTTCGTGCAATGTATGTGCATGACATCAAAGACGGATGAGGGGGAACGGTGCCGACAGGAATACATCAGAAAGCTGGGGGAATACGAGGCGATAATATCCGCTCTTGGTATCAGGCGAAAAGAACAGCTGACAATGGCAGAGTTGGAGCAGAGAGACAGCAATCCCTTGGTTGCATTAGATTTCGGAAACCTCAACACGCCTGCTGCCAATGAAACTTCTATACTTGGGATAGCAGACAGGAGGCTCCTCAGTCTGAAAGAGTTCTGCATATATGCCGGCATTGGAATGACGAAAGCAAGGAAGTATGCAGAGGAAAATAATCTGATTATGAGGATAGGTAAGAGAGTGTTGGTAGACCGTATCAGATTTGACCGTCTGTGCGACCGTAGGGAGAAATAAGGAAGTAGGCAAGGTATTTAACCATTCGCACACAGAAAGGAGCAGGAAGAGGAAATTAGAGGGCATGGAGAACAGAATGGAAGGAGTGATGGAACGCAAGGACAGATAAAAAGTGTCCCCGGAGCAGCTGCAACTACACCAGGGACGAGCAACGATGATTAGAATTTACATTGCATTGAGATTATATCAAAATCTGCGATGTGTAACAATGGCTTTATGGAGCATTCGGAAAGGCTGGTGGGTGCTCCCGCTGCCATTCCGACAGAAAGGAGATAGCAATATGGCAGAAAATAAAGGGAAAAAGTTACCACAGGGAATTTCATTGCGAAAAGACGGCAGATATCAGGCGAGATATACACACAATGGAAAAAGACACACGATATACGGAAAGGATCTGAAAGAGGTACAGAAGAAACTCCGGGATGCAAAGTATGAGATTGACCATGGAATATTTGCAAAGCCGGAGAAGCTGACGGTAAATGACTGGTACCAGATATGGGTTAAGGAATACCGGCAGAACGTTGTGAGGGAAACCACGCAACAGAGTAATGCAAAGGCATATAAGCATATTAAGGCTGAAATCGGAAATATGAAACTGCAGGCGGTACGTCCAGAGCATGTACAGAGGGTACTAAACAAGATGAAATCTGAGGGGTATTCCGGTGGCTATATCGACCATGCACGAATGGTTATGAATATGATTTTCCATCAGGCATATTTGAATGGCATGATTGTGACTAATCCTGTCAGCAGAACGGTACTTCCAAAGGTAGAGGAAAAGGAAAATACACATAGGAGAGCATTGGCAGAATGGGAACAGAAAGCATTCTTGGATTGCGTAGAGAGAAGAAAGCCTTTTTATGCACCATTGTTCTATTTGGGATTTTCGACCGGAATGAGAATAGGGGAAATAAATGCTTTGGAGTGGAAAGACATTGATTTTGAAAAGCTGGAGGTTCATGTGAGGGGGACAATGATAAAGCTGCCTGGCAAAGAGTATCGGAAAGGACCGGTAAAGTCAGGTAGTAGCAACAGAACCATTCCTCTGCTCCCGGAGATTGCCAAGAGATTGAGAAAACACAAGCTGGAGCAGGCAAAGCTTCGGTTAGCATTGGGAGATAAGTGGGAGCCGGCAGCAGGCTTGGAGAATTTGGTTTTCACAACGATGTTCGGCAAGCCTCTTATGACCTTATCCGTAGGGAGATATATTGATTCTACTGTGAATGCAGTAAACAGGGACGAGGAAAAGAAAGCGACGGCAGAACACAGAAAGCCGAATCTGATGGAAACATTCTGTCCTCATTCGATGCGCCACACATTTGCTACAAGGGCATTGGAGAGAGGTATTCCACCAAAAGTAGTGCAGAGCTATCTTGGACATGCTACGATTGATGTAACCATGAATATTTACACCCATGTGACTGCAGAATTGGAAAGAGAGGAAATCAAGAAAATTGCGAACCAGTTCTAATGATATGCAAATGACAGCACTTGCAGACACTTGAAATCATTTGTATTCAGATGTTTGCAGGTGCTTTCTTTGTGATATGGCAGCAGTTTTTACAAGCTGATTTTGCAAATTGGTGTCAAAGGTGGTGTAAAACACGATATTTGAATAGAGCAAAGCCTTGAAAATACTGAGAATACTGGCTTTTTTTGAGTAGAGCATATTGTCCCACGAAGATAATATGCTTTTTATCGTGGACGAAGCTTCCGGTGTAGCCGATCCGATTATGGAGGCTATCACAGGTACCCTTGCCGGCGAGAATAACAAGCTCCTGCTGATGGGGAACCCGACAAAGACTTCCGGGACATTCTATGAGAGCCATACAGTCGATAGGGCATTGTACAGATGCCATACTGTGAACTCAGAGAATAGCAAGCGTACCAACAAAGAGAATATCGAAGCCATGAAGAGAAAGTACGGTGCGGACAGTAATGTTGTCCGTGTTCGTGTTTATGGGGAGTTCCCGGAACAGGAAGATGATGTATTCATCCCGATTTCATGGTTGGAAGCCAGCTGTCAGACGGAAATGTCCGACCCTACAGCAAAGGCACTCGGTAAATATCGGAATAGTGCCGGAGTGATTCAGCCGGTGGACGTAAGTGGTGTTACCCATATTCAGATAGGCTGCGACGTGGCCCGATTTGGAGATGATAAGACCTGCATTGGCTATCGTGTCAATGAGGTTGTGAACATTTACAAGAAGTACAACGGACAGGATACAACTTGGACAGCCAGCAACATAGCAAATCTCTACAAGAACCTCAAAGAAAGATTCAAGTACAAAGGACAAATTGCAGTTACCGTCGATGATGGCGGTGTTGGAGGTGGTGTTGTTGACCAGCTAAAGACCTTCAAACGAACAGAGCCGAAGATTTATGAGGATATGGTTATTATACCGGTTAACTTCGGACAGCCATTGAGCAACCACAAATATTACGCTGATTCCACCACATTTATGATGGGAGTGGTTAAGGACTTAATCGCCCCGTTTGACGATGCAGGGAATCCACATAAGCCAGAGATTATACTTCCGGACGATAACGACCTTGTTGGCCAGCTTTCGTGCAGGAAGTATTCTTTTACATCAAATTCCAAGCAGAAGGTAGAGAGCAAAAAGGATATGAAGGACAGAGGCTTACATTCTCCGGATGAAGCTGATTGCATATTGCTTGTCTGCCTGCCTACGAAGTTAAAGAAGAAAGGAGGAAAACAGAGCGATGGAAAGTGATAAAAGCGCTAAGCCTACTCCGGCGAGAGTTGGTGTTAGGATAGTAAAAGCACAGGACCCAAGCGAGGTTCCGACAGTATTTACAGCGCAAAAGAAGATTGAGAAATCAGATAAATCCGAGCAGTTGAGTAAAGAGAATGCTGCGAACGCATCCGAATGGATTGCTCATCCGGTAGATATGCGTGGGCTGAAGGACCTGGTTGATAATTCCACCATTCTTCCACAGTGCATAAGAGCATATAAGAGCAATATCGCAGGCTTTGGCATCAACATTCAGTATGCCGAGGACTTTGACGAGGAATCTGCAGAGATGAAAGCCGAATGGAACGTGGCAGAGCAGATTGTATCTCTGCTCAACATGGATATGATGACCAAGGAAGTATTTGAGAACATTATTCGTGACAGAGAAACCTATGGTATTTCATATTGCGAGGTTATCAGAGATATGGAGGGTAAGGTGGTAGAGCTTCAGTTCATCATCGAAACCCCAAGCATTGATATGACATATCCGTTAGAGCCTTACGTGGACGTTCAATACTTCTACAAAGGGCAGACCGTAAGCCGCAAGAAGAAATTCCGAAAATTCCGTCAGACCGTAGCAGGAAAGACGGTGTATTTTAAGGAGTTCGGCGACCCTCGTATCATGGATAAACGAGATGGCAAGTACGCAGAGGAAGGCGGCGAGGCTATTGATATCGACAACCAAGCAAATGAGATTATCGAATTTAGGATAGGCTCACAGCCTTACGGAGAGGTTCGTTGGATAGGACAGGTGCTTACTGTTGATGGAAACAGGAGAGCCGAGGTTCTCAATAACAACTACTTCCGGGAAGGTAGACATACTCCGTTGATGATTTTGGTTAAGGGCGGTACCTTAACCGATGAATCGTTTGCGAAGCTGCAGGGCTACATGAACGAAATCAAGGGAGAGAGCGGTCAGCACGCATTCTTGGTTCTGGAAACAGAGGCAAATGATAACACGACTGCTTTCGACGGTGAGAAGACTGCAGATATCGAAATCAAAGAC